TTTACAGTATTGTTTAGTTTGCTGGTTAGATGCAGCAACCGTAAATGATTGGCATGATTCAAAAGATGACGGCCCAACTATTGTTTATAGCTGTGGCTTGTTAATCAAGGACGAGCCGGAATATATCACTCTGTCATCCTGTCAGGAACAAGACGACATGACAGTCAACGGAAGTATTTCAATTCCACGGTCTTACATTATTAAAATGGAGACACATGAATGGAAGTTCAAGTGCTGAGAAGTAAGGAGATTGAGATGAAGATTAAAATGATTGATCCGCCTTCTGGTTGGAAGTATGGTTTTCCCAAACCTATTCCAGAAGATGTGGAAAATACATTCAAATGGCTTGTTGAGAATGGTTATCCACAACATGAAATAGATTCATGTGGCGATTATTTTTATTGTCGTTATTGGGAGGTAGATGCTGTTGACGCATGGACGCTGCCTCCGAAACCCGAGGGAGAACGGACATGAGTGGGTGGCAACAGGACATTCCCAAACACTTAATACCGAGCCAACAGGTATCAAAGCGGCAAGCTAAAATGCTGCGGCCAATCGCTGAAACATTGGCGATGCTAGACGGCAATGCCTTTTTTGAAATGGGGGACGACCATTGGAAGTGTTATCTGCCGGAAGCCAAGGCGCTGTTCGAGGGCAATGGCGGGTTAAATGGATGGGCTGGCGGGGCTAGTTTTGCCATCGGCTATCGGAAACCATAAACGAGCGGGGAACGCACATGCGAATAGACTACTACCGCGAGGGAACAGACCGCAACGAAGGCTGCGGCGGATACCGCGCGAAAAACTCACACACCTACGCCGAAACCGACGAGGGACTATTCCCAATGTGCGGCTACGGATGGAACCGGAGCGACGGGACGGCATTCAGTATTTTTCGCGGATCACCCGACACCGAGGGAAGTTGCAAGATTTGTCAGAAGAATATTGCGGCGGGAAAGCCGCCGGTAAAAGACGGGTTCCCGCACAAAACCAAGTGGCTTTAGAAAAGGAGGGTATTTAGATGGGTTTTAATATTGAAATAGATTATGACACGGTAGATAATATCTTAGTAGATATTTTAAAAAATCAGTATAAGGGTCTAAAAGAAGATTTGCAAAATAGAATTGATGGTAAAGAAGCCTTTGGTATTTTTTCATCAGATAGAGAAAAAGACATTGCTAAGATTAAAAAATATTTAAAAGGATTTGAAAAAGTATTGAAGTATAATATGGTAGAAAAAGAATTTAAGGAATTTAAAAATGGCACGAATGAAGTATGAAGTAGAGTATATTCAACATATGGGTTCTGATCTTACTGTAGTGAATGCAGCAAGAGTCAGTTTTGAAAAAGAAAGTGAAGCAGAAGATTGGGAGTACCTAGATTTAGGACAAGCGTCTGGTGACTTTGTAGCTGTCTTAAATGAAAAAGATCAGAAGCTTATTAAGTATCTAGCAAAGCATAATCACTGGACACCCTTTGGTCATTGCCAAGTTACATTCCGTATCAAGGCTCCTATCTTTGTTGCCCGTCAATTGGGGAAGCATCAAGTTGGTATGGTATGGAATGAAGTGTCACGTAGGTATGTCGATAGTGAACCTGAGTTCTATGTGCCTAATAAGGGAGAGTGGAGATTACGAGCAGAGAATGTTAAACAAGGAAGCTCTGAATTTTTTTATAAAGGTACTCCATATGAAAGGAACTGCGGTAGAGCATATACACCAAAAGCTATTATGAATAAATGTGTTAGTATGTACCAAAGTATGATTAAGGCTGGTATCTGTCCAGAACAAGCACGTATGGTTCTGCCTCAAGCGATGTATACCGAATGGTACTGGACAGGTTCGTTAGCTGCTTGGGCTAGAGTATGTAAGCTACGACTTGATTCACATACACAAAAAGAGACACGAGATATTGCTCATTTTATCTCAAATAAAATGTCAATTATATTCCCTGTATCTTGGTCAGCATTACTTGCATAATAAGGAGGATTTGAACATGGGCATCTTAAACAGTGAGGCCGACCGGCTCCGAAAGCGCGTGGCAGACCTTGAGGACGCGCTTGAAAAGTTCGTAGCGGCGATGGATATGCACCTCGGGTTGAAACACGACGAAGCCTTGTTCGCCGCTGAGGATAATGCCCGCGATCTGCTGGCACTGAGTAAGACCGATTAGGAGAGTAAAGAAAATGGATACTATTGATATTCTTAAAAAGAACATCTACGATCTACAGCTATCTTTGGTAAGGGCTTATAAAAGAATTAAAGACTTAACTAATAAAACTTCCATTGTCACTAGACAGTGGGGATATTATGAAGTCTACGATGATAAGTTAGGAGATAGCAGTGAAAAAGTTAAGCTTAAAAAACTTGTTGTCTATCCTGGTAAAAAACTTTCTATGCAGAGACATAAAAATCGTGCAGAGCTTTGGTTCTGTGCTGAAGGAGTTGCCGATGTTTACTCCCTCGATGACAAGGGAAACACCATCGAAACTTTTAACTTGACACCGGGGGAGACGGTGACTATCCTGCCGGAAGAGTGGCACAGGCTTACTAACAATACATCTCATAAAGTGGTAATCATAGAAATTCAATACGGTAAAGAATGTGAGGAAAATGACATTGAGCGATATGTTTAATGATAGTGAAGCAAAGGAAATAGAAAATTATTGTAACGCTGTATTTGATGGATTGAGAAAGACGAACGCTAAAGAACGAGTACAAAGTCCACATATGGATGGAAGACAAGTTAATCTTCAAGGACTAGCAGCGGAGATTTGGTTTAAGAAGAAACATAAAATTCCATATGATTTATCCATCATTGATGATAAACCAAGGTCATATCTAAATGACATTGATGTTAAAGTAAACGGAAAGATATTTGAATTAAAACAAACAGCTTACGAGAATGGCTGTTTATTTTTAAGACATGTAGATTGGTATGGTAAACCAATGAAGTTTATCGCTGATGTATATGTTCTTATTATCGGTAGCTTTCCAAACTATAAGAATGATTTATTTATAACTCGTGAAGAGTTTGTATCATTAAATCAAAAACCTAGAATGCACAAACGTATTGGAAAATACGGGTTCTTTGTAGAACAATCCGACATGCATGAAACAATTGAAGAGGCTATGCAATACAATGTCATCAGAAATAGTGAAGTCTCACCAACCATGTCCTGACTGTGGAAGCAGTGACGCCTTAGCGTACTACCCTGAAAATACTTACTGCTTTTCCTGTAAAGCACATAGACATCTAAAATCTACAGGAGAAGTAGATCATTCAATTCCAGTAACCTACATTGAAAAAGGAACCTTTAAACCTATGGCTACTGTTCAACAACAATTTAACTCTGATCGTTTAAATTTTTCTCCAATCATTGATCGTAAGATTGATGTAGATACTTGTAGAAAGTATGGAGTAAAACAAGGAACAACCAATGGAAAAGCCTGTCATGTTTATCCTTACTACGACAAGGACACAAAGGAACACATTGTAAACAAGATTAGAATTGTAGATACAAAAGAGTTCTTTTCAGAAGGAGAGAAGCACAAAAAGACAGGGCTGTTTGGTCAACATCTTTTCTCGGAAGGTGGTAAGTTTATTACAATTACAGAAGGCGAACTTGATTGCCTTGCTGCTTATCAAATGATGGGTAGTAAATGGCCTGTCATCTCTGTACGGAATGGAGCAGCATCTGCTCTTAATGAAATTAAGTACAATCTAGATTATCTAGGATCATTCCAACATGTCGTACTTTGTTTCGATAATGATGAGCCTGGAATAAAGGCAACAAGAGAAATCGCTAATCTTCTTGAGCCTGGGCGTTGTAAGATCATGCATCTATCAAAGAAGGATGCCTGTGAATATCTGATGCATGGACAGACACAAAAGTTTGTACAGGACTTTTGGAATGCTAGAACCTATACACCAGAAGGTATTCTATGTGGACCTGATATTGAAAAGATTCTATTCTCTGAGGAGAAGATTGAAAGCTATCCGTATCCTTGGGACAGTTTGAATAGTATGACCTACGGTATGCGTAGAGGTGAGCTTGTTCTTGTTACAGCCGGTAGCGGTATTGGTAAGTCAAGTGTTATGCGTGAACTTGCACATTATCTAATGAAGACTGCTAATGAAAAAGTAGGCTGCTTGTTTCTTGAAGAGTCTGTACGTAAGACTAGTGATGGTATTCTATCTATTGAAGCTGATAAGAAGTTTCATATACCAGCATCTGAGCAAAACGTTTGGACACAGGAAGATCGTAAACAAGCATATGAAGATATGAACAGACTAGAGAATGCTGTGTTCTGGAACCACTTTGGTTCGACAAGTTTAGATAATCTACTTAGCCGTATTAGATATATGGCAAAGGGACTAGACTGTAAGTACATTATTCTAGATCATATTTCAATTGTTGTATATGATTTAGGTGATGAACGTAAAGCAATTGATACGGCTATGTTGAAGCTTCGTACACTTGTACAGGAGTTGAATATCCATCTCATGGTTGTCTGTCATCTTAGCAGACCTAGCGGTACAGGGCATGAAGAAGGCGCATCTGTAAGCCTCAAGGAGCTACGAGGAAGCCATAGTCTAGCACAATTGCCTGACATGATCTTCGCACTTGAACGTAACAACCAAGCGGTAAGTGAACAGGAACGTAGCCGTACTCTAATTCGTATTTTGAAGAACCGTTTCTCCGGTGAAACAGGACCAGTAACTATGCTTCTATGGAACAAGAACAATGGGCGTTTGACAGAGGTGCCAATTGATGATAGTAGTATTCCAGAGAATGTAGATGGTCTAGGAGAACTTCACGATGATAGAGAATTTGATTAAAGATAGAAGGGTTGTTGTATTTGATATTGAAACTGATGGTCTTCTAGATACCGTATCAACAATTTTTTGCATCGTTTGCAAAGAGTACCCATCAAAAACAACGACCGTTTTTCGTGGTGACGAGTGTTATAAGGAGTTTCTTGAATACGTAAATACCGATACAGTTCTGGTTGGTCATAACATTCTAAGCTATGATCTACCAGTTCTTTCAAAGCTTCTTAAATACAAACACCCAATCTCTAAAACTCTAGATACTCTGTTATTATCTCAACTACGTTTTCCATTGATTGAGACAGGACACTCTCTAGCATCTTGGGGAACACGACTAAATTTTCCAAAGATGGATCAACCATTATTTACGCATCTATCTGAAGAAATGGTTGAGTATTGTATTCGGGATGTTGATCTTACGTACAAAGTTTTTGATCTTCTCATAACAGACAAGATGAAGAAGTATTCAGATGATTGTGTTCTACGTGAACATAGGTTTCGTTATCTGATGGATCAACAAGAGCGTACTGGTTTCTACTTTGATCTACCTTACGCTACTGAGTTTCTAGCAATTCTAACAGACAAGTATCTTGAGATTGAACGTAATCTACAGAAAATCTTTCCTCCAACTATTATTGAAATGAATAGTTATTGGTGGGAAGATGATAACGGTAATCTTTGGAAAACCAAAAAGGAAGCACTAGACAGTGGCGTTAAGAACGTTGTTCCTGGTAAGTTGAAGACAAAAGAAATACCGTTTAATCCTGGATCAAGACAACAGATAGCAGAACGTTTGATAGAAAAAGGATGGAAGCCAAAGGAAAAAACAGAGAAAGGACATATCATTGTAAATGAAACTGTTCTTGAATCTGTTGATATACCAGAGGCTCAAGCAATTAAAGAATACCTTTTGCTTCAAAAACGTGTAGCTCAAGTCAAGTCTTGGATTAAGTTCTGTGATCCTGTTACATCAAGAGTACATGGTAGAGTTATGACACTTGGTACTGTATCAACTAGATGCAGTCACAATGATCCTAACGTTGCTCAAACTCCTGCTTCATACTCTCCTTATGGAAAGGAATGCAGAACTTGCTGGACTGTGGAAAACAAAAAAGATTACAGATTACTTGGTTGTGATGCTTCTCAACTTGAACTTCGTATTCTAGCTCACTACATGAAGGATGAAGATTACATAAAAGAAATTCTACACGGTGATATTCATACAGCTAATCAAAGAATGGCTGGATTGGAAACCCGTGACCAAGCAAAAACATTTATCTATGCTCTGATCTATGGTGCTGGTCCAGCTAAGATTGCTAGTATCATTGGACAATCTAAAGCCAAAGGAAAGCTGATCAGAGATAAGTTTCTCTCCAACGTACCGTCGCTCAACAGAGTGTTGACAAGCGTGAACGACTGTGCTACAAGGACGGGAAGGCTGCGAGGCTTGGATGGTAGGTATCTTCAAGTTCGTAGTTTACATGCCGCTCTGAATGTGTTAATTCAAGGTGGTGGAGCAATCGTTTGTAAAGAATGGTTGATCCAAATTATGAAAGAAGTGTATAGACTAAAAATAGATGCCAGACCTGTTGCAAACATTCATGATGAAATTCAGTTTGAGGTTCATAAGGATCAAGCTGACATTCTTGGAGAGATAACAAAGACGGCAATGAAGAATGTGGAGTCTGTTTTAAATTTAAATTGTCCACTTGACAGTGATTTTAAAATAGGCTATACATGGGCAGAAACGCATTAAACCAAAGGAGATATTATGATTATGCGTACTAATGAAGACCGACTACTGACAGCTTTACGTAAGCGTATGCGAGTTACTCGTAAGACTGCTATTGAGAATGGCTGGTGCGAGAACCTCACCGCCACTATTTCAGACCTTCGTAGAAAAGGGTTTGACATTCATACAAAGACTAACTATACAGAAGATGGTAAGTCTTATACCCGATACAGTCTCGTATCGGAACCACTAGAAAATCTATCAAACGTAATCTAACAACTTTATCATTCATATAGGAGTAAATGAACTATGGCTGTTGTAAAAGGCAAATCACACTGGGCTAAACTTGATCGTGCAGTAAATGCATTTGATCCTTCTAAACCTCGCTGGTCTATTGATCTTCAACTAGACAAGGAAGGTATTAAGCAAATGAAGGAACTTGGTATTCCTGTAAAGAACAAGGACGATGATCGTGGAGACTTCGTTACTTTTCAAAAGGACCAGTTCTTATCCAATGGACAAGAGCTTCCAAAGCCTCGTGTTCTTGATGCTAAGAAGAACGATATTTCCGGTACACTAATTGGCAACGGTTCTATCGTTAAAGTATCCTTCTATCCAAAGGAATGGAAGTATGCTAATCGTACTGGAGTACGTGGCGTACTGAAGGATGTACAGGTCATTGAACTTGTAGAATATGCTCGTAAGGACGAGTTTGAAGAGGAAGATGGGTACGTTTCATCTACTCCTAGTGTAGCTCAGAAAGTAGATTCTGTCGAAGATACTTTAGAGTTTGACTAAGAGAATACGGAAGGGGCATTATCGTAATGGGTAAACTTGATAATCTAGTTTCAGATATTGGAAGAATATTCAAAGAAGGTAAGCAACCTTCTGAGAAGGATTTGAAACAGTTTACTGATGATGTCTCTTCCGTTATTCGTAAGTCATTTGAAACGAGAGATGTAGCTCCAGAAGAGGCAATTAGATTTTCCAGTATAGGAAAGCCTGACAGGATGTTGTGGTACATTAACAACAAGCCTGAGATTGCAGAGGAGCTACATCTTTCAACTCGTATTAAGTTTATGTATGGTGACTTGATTGAACAGCTTCTCGTTCTGTTAATCAAGACTGCTGGATACGAGGTAACTGATCAACAAAAAGAGATAAACATTGATGGAGCTAAAGGACATACCGATGGTCGAGTTAATGGTGTTGTTGTTGATTATAAATCTGCCTCTCCACATTCATTCAATAAATTTCTTAATGGCGCTATTTTTACAGACGATCCATTTGGCTATATTGCTCAGTTATCAGGATATGCAGATGGAGAAGATGAAGCGGCTTGGATCGTAGCTAATAAAGTAACAGGACATATTCATGTTTTAACTCTTGATAGTCTTGAAATGATAGACTTCAAAGAAAGACTATCTCATGTACGTTCTGTTATTAAAAACGATACTCCACCAGAGAGATGCTACGAAGACAAACCAGAAGGGCAGTCAGGAAACAGAGTGTTGGCTATTGGCTGTATGTACTGCGACTACAAAGATGACTGCTGGAAGGATGCAAACGAAGGTAAAGGATTACGAAAGTTTGTATATTCAAATGGTCCTAAGTTCTTTA